GATTCGTCTGCCTAGACGATCTTGATGCGGTACTCGCAGGCAGACGCGATGATCTTGAGATCCTCGACGACGGACACCTCGACCCAATCGGTCTCCTTGGCATCCTCGCGGTAACGAGAAACCTGAAGCGGACGGGACTGGAACGCCTTGCCGAACGTGAGGCCCTTCTGCCCAGCCTGGGGATCCACGTAGAGAAGGATGATCTGGTCCTGGGCAGACCCATCGGCCTGCGTGTCCCAGATGTACGTGCCGGTCGTGATGCCAGCCTCGCCAGCAACCGTCGCATCATCGATCTCGGCAGCCGAGTAGAGCATGTCGGCGACGATGACGTTCGGGATACCGAGAAGCTGACCGACCAGAGCCGGAGTGATGTTCTTCGCAGAGGTCGCGAGCGTGTACTTGACGCGGTCGGAGATCACGGCACCAGCCGTGCCCGTCTCATCGCTCAGCACGTTCGCCCACAGACACGGAGCGAAGATCAGGTGGGTCGGGCGCTTCCCGCACCTGGCCTGGAACGCCTGACAGGCCGTCTCCATGTCGAGCAGCGGGGTAGCGTTGGGAGCGTTCCACAGCGGGGACGCCGTAGCGTTCGTCGCATCGATCAGAGCGACCGCGTTCTTGCACCGGATCTCGCGGTCGAGCATGAGGCACTCGGTCACGAGGCGAGCCGCGTCCTGGTCCAGATCCACCGGACTGATGGCGTTCTGGCGATCGCGGTCGGTCACGGGCGTACGCAGGGAGTACTGCTCCTGCGAGAACGTGCCCTTGGTGAGCTTCTGGCTGATGACGGCAGCTTCTCCCGGATTCGCGCGCAGAGCGTTGTAGTTCCGGAAGAGAGCGTCCGAATCGTAGTAGAACATCGTCCCGGTCTCGCCGGGGGTCTGCTTCGGGGTGAACGCGACATCGACAACCTTGCCGGTCGCGTCCTGGGACATCTCGATCGCCAGGTCCGTGAGCATGGGATCCACGGGCCGGAGCTGAGTGCGGGTGATTCCTGACATCTCAAGTGCTCCTTTCTAGCCGCGTGGGCTCTTAGTCTTGATCGGTCTCCTGGATGTTGATGCGGATCTTGAACAGCTTGCCGTCCACGCCAGCGCTCATGGCCGTACCGATGCGGTAGTCAGAAGCAGCCGCGAGCGTGGTGCCGCGAGTGTTGTCGGTCAGGCCCTTGCCTCCGGTCGTCACCACGATGCGATCCCCGAGCGCGACAGCACCGCTCGCGATCAGGTAGCTCTCGCCGTCGTACTGCAGCGAGGCCGCTTGTCCCTGGGCCGGAGCGTTCTGTAGGATGCCCACGGGATACTCCGTGGTGGCACCCGAAACGCCCACCTGGCCCTTCACGTTGGTGGCCGAGAACTTGGCCACCGTGTACTGAGTCGCAGTGGTTGCATCATCCCACTTGAACTCAGAGGTAATCCTTCCAGTCCCAGCAGTCTGAGCCACGACTTACTCCTTCCCGCGCGTCTTGTCGCGCGACTCTTCGAGCACTGCCTGGTAGAGGTCGGGGTCCGACTCGGCCACCATGCGCTGCAGTTCGGCCTTCTTGGGGACCTGCTTGCCGGCCTTCTTGAACTCCTCGGCCTTCTGCGAGACGGCCTGTCCGAACTGCTCGATGGCACCGACGATGATCGAACCAGCGTCGGAACCCTCACCCTTGGTCTTATAGAGCTTCGGCATCGAAGCGAGAACGGCGTCGAACTGAGAGGGAGACTCGAACGCCATCTGCTCACCCCACGCCTTGACCATCGCGGGAGTCAACTTGCATTCCGCGAGTGCTCGGTCCACGCGAACCTTCGCCTCACGTCTGCGCAGCTCCTTGGCGTGATCCTGATCCTTCTGCACTGCTTCGGCCTTGAGCTCTGCGATCTTCTGCTCGAGCTCGGCCTTCTCCTGCTTCAACAGCATGTGATCGAACAGCGGAACGACGGTGGCCTCGCCGTCGCCCGAGATGACCTCATCTCGGGTCTTGGCGAGAGCGAGGAGGGCCTCCTCGATGTTGGCTTCCGCGTCCAGCTTGAACAGCTTCCGGATCTTTTCCTCCCACATGGGATCAATACCCTCCTCGGAGCGCTTCGCGCCCGGCTGTGATGCCACCTTAGCTTCGTCCTCCGCGCCTGCCTCGACATCCTCGCCCTTCCCCGCAGGCTCGGGAGGGCTGATCACCACTGCTCCATTGGTTGAACTGACAGTCGAATTGGCCGGCGGGTACTCGGTCGATGAGACGCTCACGACTTCAGGCTCACTCACCGTCTTCACTTCCATGATTCCCTCCGTGGCTGAGGCCATGATCGGGGAGGCGGTCAGGCCGTCTTCGTCCTCATCGTCCTCCTGGTCCTGGCGCAATTTCTCGAGCACGGAGTCCATGGACATGATGCCGTCCGCGAGCCCGCGCTTGACTCCTTCGTCACCCATGAAGATCCTTCCGTCCGCCATCTCTTTGAGCACGTCCTTGGGGGAAACGCCTCGGTTTGCAGCCACGTCATCGACGAACACCTTGTAGATCGCATCGACGATGTCCTGCATGTAGGCGCGTCCCTCTTCGCTCAGCGGAGTGTTCTCAGAGGCGATGGCTTTGTAACTACCGGCCGTGATGTCTGTGGTCTTCACGCCGTTCATCTCGTCCTGCTTGCTGTAGTCGGTGTGCGTGGCGATGACCCCGATCGATCCGACATGCGTAGTGCCACTCGACAGGAACACCTTGTCCGCCGCGCTGCCGATCCAGTACGCCGCGCTCGCCATGAGACCATCAGCGAGAGCGTAGATGGGCTTTCCCTTCCCTCTCGATGCGCGGATGGTCTCGGCCAAGTTCTGCGTCCCGTCTACGGTCCCGCCCGGGGAATCGACGACGAGCAGGATGCTCTTCACCGCAGGATCTTCCATGGCCGACTGGAAGTCCCTCTGTAGGAGCTGGGTGCTTGTCCCCCCAGAGAACTTCATGAACATGTTCATGCGCTTGGCAAGAACACCCACCACGGGGACGATCGCTACGCCGTCCTCGACGATGTAGCACTTCTCGTCCTCGTCGTCTCCTGCGGCTTGAGCGAGTTGAACTTCGAACTCCGCGAGGCTCGCCTTGTCCCCGGCCAGGTGTCGGCGGTAGACATCGGAGATCTCTTGCAGCTTCTCCGGCAGGATTGCCCACGGCGAGTTCAGGATGTCGAATACCTTCATGCTGTGGCCTCCGTCTTGGCTTTCGCGCTCATGGCTGCAACTAGAATCGGCTTCGACCTCTCAGCTTCCTCCTCCACGGACTTGCGCACAGACTCTGATCCATCGCACGACACAGCGAGTTCGGCCGCCGCTGCCAGCCGGCGGGCATACTCCCGGGCCGCCTTCTCCATGGGCTCCGTGGCTCCATTGTCGTTACAGGTCGCCATGGCCTGCAGAAGCGTGCCCTCGAGAGGAGCGCGGAATCGGCCGTTGTGTCCGTTCGAGGCTGCGGCAGACAGGTTCTCGATCTGGAGGGCGATGACTGGATCGACGAAAGTAGCGAGCCTATTCGCGAGACCACGCTGCTCTCCCTCGGGTGCGGACTCCTTGGGCTTCGGCTTGTCTTCGGAGTCGTCCGGAGGCTGCCCGCCGTTCCCCTTGGGAGTCGCTCCAGGGACCGAACTCTGAGTCCCGATGGGAACGACCATCGGCTCCTCGTTCGGATCTGGGCGAGGGAGGCCCATGATCTCGTGGACGTGCTCGATCACATCCTTGCCGGGCTTCACGAGCCCGGTCTGCGCCAGCACCATGAGGGAGCGCGCCATGCTCTCGAAGTTGATCCCGGCCACCGGGACGCACTTGAGCTCCGGATAGCGTTCCTGGGGCCCGAAGTTGATCTCGATGAGTTGGGGGATGGCGTGGCGGTTGATGATTCCCTCGATGTAGTTGGCGTAGCTATTGAGGGAAGCGAGGAAGAAGTCGGAGAAGCTCTGTCCCAGGGCCCGGCTTCCGCTCTGGCTGAAACCTAGGTTGATGAACTGGGCAAGGACACTGGTCGCGATCTTCTCGTCGTGGTGCTTGATGGACACCATGGGATCGCGAAGCTGCGTGGGTATCGCCATGATCTCGGCCAGGATGCTGGCCGGCTTGACGATGTACCCCTTTTCATGGGAGCGCCAGTTCTCGAGGATGGCCTCCGCGAGTGCCATCTCGGCATCTCCCGCACCATCCGGGACCGTTATCATCGGCACGCCAACCCCGTGGCGCTCCTGAGCGATTGCATCAATGCGATACAGGCGGTTCTTAATCTGGTGATGGATGAACGCAGAGCGCAGTAGGCTACGCCCCTCGTGGTTCGCCCCCTCTTTGCCCAGCGTGAACAGAAGTAGGCTGTCGATTCCGATGGGGATGTCTCTCCACTCTCCATTCTTGTAGGTGGACTGAGTGACGGAGTAGAGACCCCCATCGGGATCGACGTTCCACTTGGAGATCGTGCTCTGCTTGCGGTGGGCCCACTTCTTCCACCAGAGTTTGCCGTTCTTGACGACGAACACCTTCTCGAATAGCGAGAACCCGAAGTCGAACATCGTTAGCATCTGCTGCAGAGTTTCTGTCCAGGACTGAGTCATCCCGTTGAGATTCTCGTTGGCGAAGTCCGAATGTTCCTGCTCTTCCTTGGTCGCGTCCGCGTGGGGCTTGATGAGCCAGGTCGATGCCAAGAGAGGCATCTTGCATACCAAGAGAGAAGCCTGCACCTGGCCATCCGTGGTGCGCATCTCCTCGATGATACGATTACGGGATCGCGGATTATCCCACTTGGCATTCAGATCCTCTCCGGAGATGACTCCCGCGGAGAAGATCGTTCCCGGGGCGCCTATCTCCCGGATGGAGGCAGCCAACTTGCGAGTGGAGACATCCTTGCTCGCTCGAGTGGCCGCTCCGAACGCGGCTTTGGAGGCGTAGGGAGCAGAACCCTCGCTTGCCGCCCTTGCGGCTCTGCCCTTCCGTGGGGCCGGGACCACTCCCCCGCCTTTTTGCGTTTCCTCGGCCATTAGAACTGCTCCTCAAGAATGCCGGCGAAGATGAAATCGGACTGCTTGTCCTTCTCCATACCCTTAGCGAACTTGGCGAGAGTGGTTCCCACGGACTTCCTACCCATGGAAAGCCGATTCGTCTCGTGCCAGAAGAAATAGCTCGCCATCATCAGGTCTCCCGTGTGCTTCCCGGGCCGATAGTCCATAGCCTGCACGAACCACTTGTAGATCTCAGGGCCCTGCGGGATCTCCCACAGCTTCGCTTCGAAATCAGCAGCCATGGAGGGGATGCCGGAGGACGGGTCGTGCTTGGCTCCCGTAGTGAGGAAGGGACGGACCAGACCCTTGAGGCGGGAGATCTCCTGTTCTGTGGCCCCGAGGCCGCGGGCCAACTCGGGAGTCGTTATGATCTGGATCAGGTACTCTTGCTGGCCGTTCGACTCGACCAGGAACGGCATGGTGGGCTCTAGTCGGTGCAAGCGCAGAAGCTCGGACAGGCCCTCTCGGGCATCCATCTGCCCGCTCTTCATGTATCGGATGCGCTTGCGCGATGTGAGGGGGTCGAATGACCCGTAGATGATGCCCCAGTCTGCTCTCCTGCGCCGGCCCTGGCTCTTACCTACGGCCGGGTCAATGGTGCATAGAGGGAGCCATCCCGGGGGCATGGGGGCCATCATGGTGAGGCCCTCCATGCAGCACGTCTTCATGCTCTTCATCGAGAAGTACTGGGTCTGGGCCGTGATCGTTCGGTTCAAGAAGCA